CTTCAGAGTTGTTAAATACTCCGTAAGAAGTACCACCAGCTCCGTAAGAGTTCATTGAAGCTAACATGTCATCAATAGCTAGGCTAGTTGATCTGTTAACAAACATCATGTACTCTTCAATAGCTCCTTGCTTGTCAAACTCAGCAAGTATTGCATCAAACTCAGCTAAATCAGTAGCAGCATTAACACCAGTTACACCAGTAGTTACGTTACCTCTTGACTCAATAGCAGCGAATAAACCTTCAGTACCAACAGATCCAGCACCAGCTTCAGATCCATCAATAAGATTAGAACCATCAATTGTAGAATCTCCTAAGTTTAATTCACTTTCTAACATCGCCATTTCAATATAGTCAGTAAAACGAGCTCTTGTGTCAGCTTCAGCTTTTAAATACCATAAGTAACCTGATTGTCCGTTTTCAGCAGAAACTTCTACCCAACCAATTCTAGAAGCGTCAGATCCTGATACTTCGTAGTAATCTTTCATAATAATTGGTTTGTTAGTAAAAGACTTGAATCTTGGTTCAACAGCTCCTCTAGTATCAGTAGCGTTACCGTCACCAGCAGTTAAATAACTCATACCTTTACCATATTCAGAACCATAAACTAATACAGTTGTAGTTTCTGAACCACCAGTTGTTGATAAACCAGCAGTATTTAATGAAGCATGAGAATAAGGTTGTACATCAATAATATCAGTAGCTACAGCTTCAACAATACATCTAACAACTCCTTCAGAGTTTGCTATTAAAACAGTATCGTTAACTCGAATAGGAAGTTTTCCAGAAGTAACTGCTAATCCGTCAATGTCCTTTTCGATTTGAATCTGTCCACCAGATGCCGTACCACCAGCGTTTGATTCAACGTGTCCTTTAAAAGAAAGGTGTAATCTACCTTGTTCAGACCAAACAACCTGATCGGATGTCATAGCCTCTTCAGCTCCAACTTGTGATAAGAAACCTGAAATAGTTCTCGGTCCGAAAACTTCAGCTTCTTTCTCCATTAGATCTGGTAAGTACTGTTGCGCCCAGTTTGCACTATCCGAACCAGTACTTGTAAAATCTAGATAGTTTGTATTTAATGTTTGCTTCTGTGGAGAAGGAACACTATTTAACAAACCACCAGGGTTTGAAATTGCCATAATTTTTAATTTTTAAATTGTTAATTTTTGTTTTTAATTTTGAATTTAAAGTCATTAGAGTTATCACCTAGCACTTTTACTTTTATACCACCAGCATTGATTTGACCGTTGAACTCTTGTCGTGGATCCATACTAACGTTTTTAGATTTAGCTATACTATCTTTCAAAGCATCAGCCTTACCTTGTTCGTAAAAATGTTTTGCAATAGCATCAGCATTCATAGCTGTAAATAAACCTTTATGGTAACCCTTAGTATCTTCCATTTCATTGTTTTTGTTCAAGAACTTCTTGACAAAATTATTAATGTCACTTTGGGTTTCTTTTACATTACTCGTATCTTTTACGTTAAATCTAAACTTTTTATCACCAACATTGTATTCAAAACCTTTGAAGTCCTTGTTGAATAATTGATTTGTTTTATTTAAAAAAGTACGAGTTTGTTTTTCAGCTACTTGTTGCTTTTCTTTTGACTCTTTTTTGTATCTGTTGAAAAAGTCAATGGCTTTTTGTTGTTCACTTGTCAACTTATTACCATATTGTATTTCTTCATAATACTTGGTTTTTGCATTTTCTAAATGCGACTTTGCTTGAGCAACTTGCTCCTTCAAAGCTAATTTTTTTCTTTTTATATCTCTATCAGTATCTTCTTCTTCATCAAAAGCAAAATAGTCTTCCATCATAAAATCTATTTCTTCTGAATTAAGATGTGGTTTTGTTTGTTTGTAATATTCTTTTAATAAAGATAAATTATCTAACTGAGAATAATCTTGATTTAACTTTACATAATCTTCTAAACTGCCACCGGTTTCGTTCATAAAATCTACAAGTTTTTGTATATTTTCTGGAAGTGGCTTACCAGTTTCTTGAGCTTCAGCAACAGCTTCTTCGGCTTGTTCAGTTAGCTCTTCAACTTCCTGCTTTACTTCTTCTTCTGTAATTTCTTCAACAACGGGTTGCTCATCTTGAACGTTGTCGGTACTTTCTCCGGTAGGTTTTTCATCTGTTGCTTCGACGTTTTCTTCGAGTACTTTTTCGCTAGTTTCGGATTCGTCGCGTACAGGAACCTCATCTGTGCTTTGCTCTGGAACGGCATCTGTTTCTGGTTTTTTAGTTAAATCTACTTTGATGATATTATCATCTTCTTGTTTTATTTCTTTTTTACTAAGATCAACTTTTATAACGTTGTCTTTTGTAGCCTCTTCAGCTACTTCTTCTTTTTTCTTTTTTGCCATAATAAAATATTATATAATTAATAAAATTTGTTTATCTAGGTTCAAACTGGCTTAAATCAAAACCTCCTCCTAGTATATCATTACCCATAGACTCAAAGTTTTTAGCAGGTTGATCATTTTTTCTTTGCTCTATCATTTTACTTTGTTGGGTAGCTTGTATTCTTGTTCTTTCGTCTTTACGATCTTCTTTTTCTCTGTCTCTGCTTTTTTGGTTGTTAACATCAACACCTTTTAGCTCCATATTAAATTGAAACTCTTGTTGCATTAATCCTAGCTTTATTTGACTCTCAGCTTGCATTTGAGCTATTTCTATTTGACTTTGTGCTTGTGCTAAAGATATTTTTTGTTCAGTTATAGCTTGTTGTTTTTGAACTTCAGCTTGAGCCGCTTGTTGTTGAGCTTGAGCGTTAGCTTGTGCTTGAACTTGTATGTTTCTTTCTTTTAGTTTTTGATCTCTGTCTATTTTCTTTTTTCTTCGTATTTTTAAAAGTTGATTAGCTAGTTTTATATTTCTAACTTCTCTTATATCTATAATATCTTCTAAGTCTATAGTTTGTTGAGACAAAGCAACTTGTATATTGTTTTCTAATAAAGCTTTTTCTTCTTCGTCTGGCGCTAACTCTATAAATATACCAAAGTCATATAAGTGTAACTCTGTTAACTCTTTTAAAGTAGCAACATTATGAGCACCTATAGCTTGAATAAAAGCATCAGCTGTTGGTGAATACTCTAATATGTCTGATATTCTAAGTGATAATTGTTCTGCTACTTCAGCTGTTAAAAACAAACCAGAGTTTAGTATATGTCTAGTAGCCACATTTGAATTAGCAGCTGCTATTTTTTGTACGCCTACCAAAGCATTTTTATCTGGCATACTACCATCTCTAGCTTCGTTTAATCCGGTTACATCTCTTATCATTTGTAAATAGTAATTATAATTACCAATAAGAGCTTGTATTTTATTACCACCACTACCAGATGTTATTTCTTGTATAGGTACTTTACCAGGGTTTATATCACCATCTTGTGTAAACGATCTACCAATAACACTACCTGTTTGAAAAAACATATTTAAAGCTTCTTGTGGATTATAGTTTGTTCCGTTACCTAAATCTATTTCAGCTAAACCATCTGCATCTAAATAAACACCATCAGGTATCATACGTGACATTACTTGTTGTAACTTTAAATGCGTAAGCTGTATCATATCAGCAAATCCAGTAATACGTTTTACTAAAGAGTCTATGTTTCCTTTGTACATACGAGGCGCAACAACACTGTAATTCATTTTAACTTTAGTGTAATCACTTTTTGGCCTCATCATATTTTTAGCCATTTCCCACTTTAATAGCTTGTTAGTTCCAACAACCATGGCGCCTTCATATAAAACTTCTATAGCTCTTTCTAATTTAGAAAAGCCACCTTCCATATCTTCTGGTGGATTAAAGTTATCATCTTTTTCTATAGCTTTATCAGCACCTGTAGCAGTTTCTTTTAGTTTGTATACTTCGTTCATATATGTTTTATAGTTGTAATATAAAACTTGAACTTTATTATTATCAAACTCATCATAGCTACCAGCGTTTTTATACGAGTTGTTTGTATACAAAGATCTTGACTGTATTATTTCTTCTAAATCTGATTGATCTAAATGTGGAAATTGTTTAGCTAATTCGTTTATAGGTATAGTTTTTACTTCGCCAACATAATATATATCATCAAAATAAGGTGATTCAGTATAAGAGTAAACTAAATCTGCAGGATCAACATACTCTATAGTAGCGCCTTCTGAAGTTGTAAAGTTTGTTTTTACAGCTCCAATACCTAAAACTGTTAAATCTCTATAAAATCTTTTTGAAATTAAATCATAATTATTACCTTTCATTAAAGTATTAATAGCTTGCTCTTCTGCTATTTCTACAGACTGCTTATAAGTAAGCTGCATGTGTAGCGCTAATTCTTCTTCGTTTTCAGGTAAAGTTTCTGGATCATTAGCCGCTAAATCTAAATTAAAATTAGCTCTAATAAACTCATCAACACTTTTCATTTGCATGTCATCTATTATAGATTCCATATACGCAGTTCTCTTAGTCATACCGTGTATGTCTTGAGAGTACGCTTTTACATCATAAAGGCGATCAGCCATACCGTTAACAACTATATCTACAAACTTAGGTATAATTGGAACTGGCGTCCAGTCAAGATTTAAATAGCTTAAGTCACCATTTATAGATAACTCGTCTTTATACTTTTGTATTGACTGATTACCTTCTGCATATAATCTTAATCTATGAAAATCGTTGTAGTGTTTGTGGTATCTATTAAGTCCTTGATCTTTGTTGAACCACTCGTGCTCTATAGCTTTGGCAACTTTTAATCCATAGTCGTAGCTAAGCTTTTCAGCATCACTAACTACTTGACTAGGAAAATAATTATTAACGTATTCTGCCATGTTTTATTTTATTATTTTTGATAAATTGCCTCTGTTGTGATACTTAGCAATATTTATGTTTAATTTAGGTTTTTCTATTTTAGCGTTTGGTTTATATAAGTTTCTATTGCAAGCCATAATAGCAAGCCCAGAGCTTATAGAAGCATCAAACTTTGTTCTTTTAGTTATGTCAAATTTAGCCCAGTCATTTAAAGTTCTGTTGAAATACACGTTACCATAAACACCGTCTTCTAAATGACCAACGTACTGCTGTATATACATTTCAATAGCTGCGGCATGGGCTTGTTTTATATCCTCGCTTGAGTTAGGTATACCACCTATTTCTTTCTCTGTTACAGATAACTTGTTCCAAATTTTATCTGGTCTGTTCATACTGTAACCTCTATAACCTCTACGCCTTAAATGATATAATAATCTAGGTTTGTTATTTTCCGCAAGTAGTGGCATACCATAAAATACTAAAGCCATTAACACATCTTCAAAAAATATCTCAGCTGTTTGTGGTCTAGCTATATATTCTAAAAACATGTGATTAGGTGGCGCATCTTCCATGCTAAATTTAGTTAAGCCGTGTAAAGCGCCATTAGAACCTCTACCATCTACTGTTCCTGATATATCATAACTGTCACAACCAAAAGCTCCTACGTGATCATTACCAGGATATTTAATACCGTTTTTAACTATTATTCTGTTTTGTAAATGCGATGGTGGCACCCAACTTATATTAAATCTACCTTTTGGATCTGGATAAAATATTACTTGTGTATCTTTTACACCGTTAACCCATTGAAAGTTGCCAACGCTTACATTAGCTTGACTACCTATACCGTCGTTGTAATCTACTTGTTCGTATATTTTTACTAAGTTAAATATACTGTTTTTAGCTTCGTCTCTAAACGCGTGTTCTTCAGTACGTGGAAACTGTCTGTAAAATTCATTTAACGCGTCTTGATCATTTTTTAAACC